ATGAGTCTGGAAAAAACTCTCGTTATTCTGAAACCGTCAGCTGTACAACGCGGACTAATCGGAGAAATCACTACTCGCTTTGAACGGAAAGGCCTTCGACTGGCTGGTATGAAAATGATGCAACTGACGGACGAACTGCTTAATGAGCATTATGCCCACCTCAGTGAAAAACCATTCTTCCAACGTGTAAAAAATTCCATGATGGCATCTCCGGTAATCGTATGCTGTTACGAAGGAGTGGATGCGATCCAGGTTGTGCGTTCCATGACCGGAGCAACCAACGGACGCGTTGCCATACCGGGGACAATCCGGGGAGACTTCAGTGTCAGTTCACAGGAAAACATCGTTCATACTTCGGATTCTCCTAAAACAGCCATCGAAGAAATCAACCGTTTCTTCAAACCGGAAGAACTCTTCGAATATAAACAGGTACACATGCCGTATTTGTATCATACCGACGAATATCAATTGGTATAAGCCATAAAAAAAGGAAGGGAGCAGATTTTTTTGATTCTGTTCCCTTTTTTAATTGTTTGATTTCAAGGGAGAAGAGAAAAACAGCGAACAAAAGATAAAAAATAAATAGATTTTTTCTTGCAGGTTTCAAAGAAAGAACCTACCTTTGCACCCGCAATCGAAAAAGAAACGCACTCTTAGCTCAGTTGGTAGAGCAACTGACTCTTAATCAGTGGGTCCAGGGTTCGAATCCCTGAGGGTGTACAATTTTTTCGGGAAATTTGACAATTTATAGTGGATGCACTCTTAGCTCAGTTGGTAGAGCAACTGACTCTTAATCAGTGGGTCCAGGGTTCGAATCCCTGAGGGTGTACACTAGTTGGGAGTAAATTAAGTTGTAGATAATCAAAGTTTTACAAGTTGATTTACTCTTTTTATTTCTCCCCTATTCTCCTGTTTATAGATTAAAAAAAAGGAAAATCAACTCACTTTCGAGTGATTTTACATGTCCGAAAACTTATCCTTTTTAATTTAATCTATTATGGCAACGTTAAAACTTACAATTTTCAAAGCTAAGGTTCTTAAAAACGGAAAGCACAAAATCAGAATTGCTCTATGTCACAAAGGAGAAACATGTTACATTTTAACACGTTATCTCATTGATTCTGAGAATCAATTCAAGAACGGACTTATCCAAAAAAGACCTGATGCAAGCATGATGAACATGCATCTCAGGAGCCTTCTCAATGCATATCAGGAAAAACTAAACGAAGTACAGAACCAATCAATGTACACATGCAGGCAATTGAAGGATATTATATCAAGAAATGTACGAACCTCAGAATCTTCAACATTCAAAAGTGTTTCAACAGAGTACATCAAAGAACTCATTCTGGACGGACGGGATAAGTATGCAAGCATTATCAGATTGAGCGAAAAATACTTCTGTGAATTTCTACGCGGTGACATTGCACTGATGGACATCACTCCTGAATTGATTGCAGGATTCTCGAAATTCCTTAAAAGGAATAAATGCCTCAGTGTAGCAACTGAGGGCACAGTCATGCGGCATATCAAAGTAATCATCAATCAAGGAGTGAAACGAAGGATGGTTAATTATAGCGTACACCCGTTCATTGATTATATTATTCCAGCTTCTCCGGTCAGAGAAATTGATATCTCACTGGAAGCATTCAATAGAATCAGATTAGCTACCCCTAAAGAAAAAAAATACCATGTAGCACACGACCTATTCTGCCTTTCATTCTATTTGGGAGGAATTAATCTTATAGATTTACTTCAGATTGATTTCAGAGATACAGAAGTTCTGGAATATGTCCGGACAAAGACCAAAAATACTGCCATCGGGACAAGAACAATCAGCTTCACCATACCTGAAGAAGCGAAGGGGATAATCAAAGAATGGATGAACAAAAATACTGGCAGACTAGACTTCGGCTACAAGTTCTCATACCCTAATTTTTCACGATATCTCACTCGTTCGCTCGCGTCCCTAGCAAAGAAACTGGGAATAACCGAAAAGGTTGTCTACTACTCAGCCCGAAAGTCATTTGCTCAGTATGCCTCAGAAATCGGCATTCCAGACGGAATTATAGACTACTGCTTAGGACACTCGGACAAATCTAAGGGAGTTATTCGATACTATACTAAAGTTCGACAGAAACAGGCTGATATGGCCATTTCCCGAGTGATTGATTACGTGAATAATCCAGAAAAGTATAAGGAGTACATCGAACTGAGGTCTGATATTATGATGATGAGAGGATGATAAGTGATAAAAAGATCTATTTTTACAATCTGTAATATATTAATTATGGCAACATTAGAATTTTATAGAAGATTGGATTATGATTTTTCCATTTATGAAGGAGAAGAATCTTTGAGAGGGCTTATAAACGAAGGTTTTATAGGAACTGAATCACTGTGTATTAATGAATTTAACTACCAAGAGTTAAATGCTGCACGTGATGTCATACTTTGTTATTTAAGACCTATCGCTAAAATAAATAAAAATGAAAACTCATATTCTTTAAAGCATATTGTCGAACACATTCTAGCAAAAGAAACAAATGGAGTAATTAACTATATTAGTAATGGAACATTTATTCTTGCAATGTATAGTTGTGGATTTCGTATATGGCGGACAAAAAGTGATAAGAATTGTTTCTTTAATGTATCGGATAAAAGTATTATCCTCCACAACATTAGAAAATAATTAGAGGCCGTTGATGAATTCCCCCATTTGTTTCCCTAGTTTATCTGCTCCTATTTGATTTGGGTGTAATTTATCATAAGTATAAATGTCAAGTTGATAAAAATTCCATAATGTAGAATGTGTATTACAATATGGGACTCCTAATTTTTTACAGCAGTCTTCCATAGCTTCAGCTATATTTGCCATTGTTAATCCATTCATATTCTCTTCAGGTGGTGTAGCATCAATAGGTTGATTCCCATATTTACCACATTCTGGCTGTGAAAAAAATACTATAGTGGCACTTGGGTTAATCTCCATAGTTGTTTGGATAATTTGCTTAATAGCACCATAAACACTGTATGTTCCTGGTTCATCATCAAATGAGCCGATTCTTTCCCCTCCATGTAAATAATCATTCACACCTCCTAATATAGTTATGAAGTCTGCATTTTTTATTATTTCAGCATCTTCCCAAATAAGATTACTGTAATTAGTTAAAACTTGACCATTTCCCTTGCTACCTGTATCTCCTATTTTACTTAACTGTGTTGTTTCAATCAATGACTTAAAATATTTGCCAAGTAATGTATAACTATCACCTACACAAAATAATTTCTTTCCATAATGAGGATATTGCTTAATTGATAGAGGTACTGATATTTTAGAATCATCTGAAAATATAAAAACTAATTCATTAGGGTTATTTATAATCGAAATAATTGTTGGCGCATCGTTTCCATTTATTGCTTTGGCTTTAATACCTGTATCAGTTCCATTAATAATCCAGTTTCCGTTTGCTCCGATTTCAATAGTTGGGGTTTTACCGTCAACCCCATTAGCACCGTCCTGACCATTTTTACCATCCGTTCCATCTTCCCCTTGAGATGGTTTCCCTGTATCAACTCCATCGATATACCAATTACCGTTATCTCCTATAGTGATAATAGGAGTTTTTCCATTTGATAATGTTATTGATTGACCATCAGAAAAGTTAATGGTGTATTGACTATCTCCTTGTTCAATGTTTGTAACAGTAGAACTCTTTTGAAGTGCCTCAATTAATTGTTTTTGGTTTGCTAATTCAGTCTTAATGTCTTCAAGTTCCTGTTTCCAGCTATCATCCTCACATGAAAACATAAAAACACTAACTAAGACTAGTAAAATCAATCTTTTCATATTAATATTTCATTTTTTTGCAAAGATAGCGACTTTACAAGTATTAATAAGATTTATAGAGTCTTTTTGTTTTTCTTTATATAGTTTGTTTTCCCTTTTACTATAAACTATCACATCACATTCACAAATTAGATAACTTACTAAAATTCTCATAGGCTCATGTTCCTGCAATTTATGTCTTACAAAGATTGTCTTTTTACACCTGTTCCATTCATTATACCTTTGAGAAAAACACAAAATAATCATGGAAAAATTTGGGGCATAGTGAAAGATTTAAAATTTACAGTTCTTACTCTTACTAATTATCTAGGATTTCTTATTTTAATATTCTATTATAGGAAAGAATTCTAAATGTTTTCATCCAAAATATATGACTGACATGCCTTGTCAGTCGATTTGAAACCTTTTATTCTTTGTTCGTTTTTACATCATTTATCTTCGCTGTGAAAGGAAGGTAAATGAGTAGATTTGTGTGTGAAATAGTAGTTACGCCCATGAGCGTGTTCCTTTTTCTGGGGATGCGCTTATGGGCGTTTTTTGTTTAATTTAAAACCTTAATTGTATGAAAAGATTCGTTTTCATGTGTGTCGCACTGTTGATGTGTGTAGTGAGTGTTTTCGCGGAAACTTCCGTTAATGTAGAACCTTCTGTTCCAGAGTTCCTGACCGGGTTTGCCAGCTTTACCGGACTGGTATCGATCGTTGTTCCATCTGTGGTAGGATTTATCGCTTCGAAGCTATCCAATCCTATGAATAAGTGGGTCAGTATGTGGGTGACGGCTGTAGTTGGTGTAATCGTTACCTTCTTCAGTTGGTGGATGAATCTCGGCTTTCCTCCGGCAGACGCAAGTATTTGGGTTGTGGTGATTGATTCGTTGTTCGTAGCCCTGGCATCGACCGGAATTGTATCAGTGGTAACGAGCGAATGGCTGGCCAAGTTGTTCGGTAATAAGGCTAAGGAGTGATGCAGAATCTGATTACCATCATAGCCCCGCAACTTTTGGTTGCCGGGGCTTACTCCTTTATAGGAGAAATTAAAGGAGTAGTTTTCGAGCTTCGTTGGATGCTGGCTTTTATTGTGGTGATGATTGTGGCCGATTTCGTACTTGGTATCATTGATAGCGTAGTCAAACGCGGTGAGGATTTCCGTTTTTCCCGTGCTGGCCGACGTACCGTGTGCAAGTTCATCGAGTATAATTCTTACCTTGTTGTTGGATTCATGCTAGGTATTGCAATCCTTCAGCCTGTTGGTATCTGTTCTTATACAATCAGCTCCATATGCGGGCTAGGGTTGGCGTTCCTGTTTGAGTTTGACAGTATTGCCGATCACATTTGCTCCATCCACGGTATTAAGAACAAGGTGAGTATAAAGCGGCTGCTGGTTGGGTATATTAAGAAAAAGTATAATGCAGCAGGAGAAATCATTGAAGAAGTAACTAAGGAGGAGAAAAAATGAATAAGATAGATGCAATCGTAGTTCACTGTTCGGCCACACGTGCTGGGCTGGATATTGGAAAGAAGGAAATTACCCAGATGCACCTGCAGCGTGGGTTCAGCACGATCGGGTACAATTATGTGATAAAGCTGGACGGGACGGTAGAAGTTGGCCGCTCGCTCACCATTGCCGGGGCACACTGCAACAGTAAAGGTTTCAGTGGTGTAAGCTATAACAAGCATAGTATAGGTATATGTTATGTTGGTGGATTGGATGCAAACGGCAAGGCTGCTGATACCAGAACACCTGAACAGAAGAAGGCGCTCCGTGAGTTAATCGCTAAATTGATAAAGCAGTATCCCGATATTAAGGAAATCCTCGGCCACCGTGATACCAGTCCTGATCTCGATGGTGACGGCATTGTGGAGCCTAACGAGTGGATCAAGATGTGTCCGTGTTTTGATGCAGCAGCGGAATATTCGGATTTGTTTGTTGTATAATAATAAAATTGTGAACTTTGAAAGCGCTCTTTGATTCGTTGGACACACCGTTTGAAAATAGTATGCTTAAAATGTTGTGCAACATAAGCCATACAAAGACGCAACAGAATTATTGTTTTTTGATGTAAAATTTATATATTTGCATCATAATTATGCTCATGGCTACGCACATCTGAAAGTTTTGCTAATGCTACTTGTCGAATCATGGATGTGCCTATCCTTGGGCTTTTGTTTTATGAAAAAGGAGATCATGAAAATAACGTTTGAAGGACAGTCACATCAGATAGATGCGAACACGCTGATAAATGTACTTATACATTATCAGACTGTGATAGGTGCAGCCAATCGCGAATTGGGGTGTGGCTCTAAAAATATAGAACTTAAGGTGAACGCCATTGAGAAAGGTTCTTTCATCATAGATGTGTCAATAGTGGAAGGATTAAAACAACTTTTTTCAGGTGATGCGGTGGGTTATATTGCTGATATGTGTGCCGTGGTGGGCGGTGTGTTCGGGGCTTATAAGATGTTAAAAGGCAAACCGGCCAAGACGGAAGCAGAACAGGATGCTGTCTGTTTAAAGGATGGTAAGAGCAGGGTAAAAATTGAGATAAACCGATCTATCATTAATGTATATAATAATCCTACGGTGCGTGAAGCCATAAGCAAGTCCATAGAGACAGCAGATGCAGATGTCAACGTGGAGGGATTCAAAGTTGACAGCGGAAATAACGCTCCGGTGGAGTTTACCAAGAAAGATTTCAAACAGTATATATACGATGATTTTGATGCCGAGAAAGCTATACCAAACGAAACAAGTGAAGTTGTAGATGCTGTGCTTACTATTATTGCGCTGAACTTTGAACCAGGGAGCCGCTGGCAATTCATGTACAACGGTTTCAAGATACAGATGATAGTGAAGGATGATGCGCTGATGCGTAAAATTGATGAGGGAGAAAGATTCGGTAAAGGTGATGCAATCCATGTCAGGATGAAAATAATGAAAAGATATAATCCTACATATAAAGCATACGAAAATAAGGCTTATAAGATTGTCGAATTTATTGAGCATATAGAGGTACCAAGACAAAAGGAATTATTCTAATCGAATTAGCGTTAAAACTGTCCTGATGGCTTTCTAATATTAAAGCGGTGTTCCAATGGTTCACCGCTTTTTTTATGCCTGAATTTATGAAAAGTTTGATTTATGCAATTATCATTTTACTGACATCGGCAATATGTTCTTGCCGGACGGTAAAGTACGTGCCGGTAGAAAGCAAGGCTGATAGTGTCGTAGTGGAGAAGCTGGTGGAAGTTCAGTTACCGCCAGACAGCGCCACTATCCGGGCCTTATTGGAATGTGACGAGAACGGGAAAGTCGTACTGAACTGGCTGGATATCGCTAATAGCAAGAATGCCCAGGCACAGCTGACTATTGACAGTCTGGGAAACCTTCTGGCAAAGATGAATACACAGCCGGACACGGTCTACCTGCCATCTAAAGAAGTGACGGTTACTAAGAAAGTGAAAGAACCATATCCAGTAGAAAAAGAACTTACACGCTGGCAAAAGATCAGGCTGAATGTTGGTGGCTGGGCCATAGGGATAGTGATTATCACGGTTCTTATTGTTGTAGGGAAATTGGTTTATAAACTCAAAAAATAGGAAGGAGGTGTGCTATGAAGTAAGATTTATCTCCCTTTTGAAACGAAAAGCAGCGTCCCCGGCAAGCGTGTCGGGGATTTTAATTTATGTTGAAAAATATTTGATTTTGGGAATATCGAGATGGATTATTACTTACATTTGTGTCGTTAAACTTAAAAAAAATATATATGGCCAGTTTTAAAGATTTAAAGCTTATTGGAAACTCAAAAGAGACAGAAATTGTTAATTGTAACATATTGGGTGTTAAGGTTGCTACTAATGGATATTGTGGCGGTGGTTCTGGGCATGGATCAAGAACTTATTTTAGATTAGAGGATTTGTCTTCAACTGATATTGATATTCGTTTGATTAATAATAAACAAGGAGTAGAGATCATGTTGGGAGGAGATGCAGAATTGGAAACTTTTATACAGGCTTTAAGATGGGCTGCTGATAATTTGGAAGAAATGGCCAAAAAGTAAAAGCTCCTTTGGAAAGTAGTGCAATCAAAAACAAAGCCCCTTTCGGAATAATCCGGTTGGGGCTTTGCTATAAACTATCTGCTTTCAACTTCTAAGAGGTATCTTATAATCTCTTCCACAACATGGTGATTAATGACGATTAATGAACTCGCCGAAAGCAGTTCCTAACAAATCAGCACCATTTCCATCCCCATCTTTAGGATGTAGACCGTCATAAGTATATCTGTTATCGACTACATCGCCAACTTTAGGAGATTCAGGGTTTGTAAATCTTACAGTCCACGGATTCCAGTTGCTGCAATGGTAGAAATCAAATACTGGTATTCCAAAATATCCCGCAGCTTCAACTATCGCATTAGCAATTTTTTCCATGCTTAGTCCGTTGTTATTATCTTCATATCCACCTGGGCCTGTTGCTTCTGACTCATAAGGAAGTCTGAATGGTTGGGTACAAAAGAATATTTTCATATCTGGTTTTATCGACAATATTTTATTTATAAGGTACCAAACAGCCCCATATATTGTTTTGGAATTCACACCTAATTTACCGTCTTCTTCCATAGTTTTTAAAGAGCCTAAAGTTGTACCACCATGTCCGTAGTCATTAGTACCTCCTATTATTGTAATGATATCATATTGATAGATTGTAATCAAATGGTTCTTCTGTCATACCTTCTGATCCACTTGTTGAATAGGTATCATTAGCAAATGATTTTAAAAGATTGCCATTTTGGCCTCTCCCCCTTTGAATACAACCTGTTGCTTTTGCAAGATATTTACCATAGTAATTCAACCATGTATAACTATCTCCTAAAGATAAAATACGCTTTCCATAATAAGGTTTCCCTATTTTCCCTAATTCTGAACTATCAAAGTTCCCAAAAATTTCTATTCCTCCAGTATAATCAGATATATTATATACATTATAACTAAATCTTGCATACACGGCATCAGATGGAACCTTTACAACAGCATTAATGATTTTATTTTTCTCAGGATAACTGATGCCGCTACCTAGTATTGTCTCAAAATTAGAATTATAAAAACAAGCAAATAAAGTAGCTTTATTGCTTGCGCAAACTGCATTTTTTATATACAATAACTTTTGTCCTTTTATCTCAAGGTAGTTTGTTGTGTAACAATTTCCATAGTTCGTTGTACCACTTTCATCCAAAAATCCATTTGCTTTACCAG